TCCGGCTTTAGATTCACCTTCCCAATATGATTTTACAAATACAGTTCTGCCATCCCACACTTCTAAACCTAATAATTCTTCTATCGAATTGACATGTTGAACCTTAGTTTTATTGGCGAAATCAATTACCTCAATTTTTGCATCTTCTAAAGCTTGAATAGTAGCCATAACTACAGATGCATCAATCTTTAATTCAAAATTAGCAGTATTATCAATTTGCAATACAATACGAATAGATTTGATTTGGGCTGTACCTTGATCACCACTTGGTTTATATGTTGGTGGATAGTTTGCATAGGCAACCATGACATTGCCTGCCCATAGACCGACTTCACGAATATTAAATCCACCAACTGCTGAAGGAATTACACCATCGGCTTCTAACCAATTCGGATTCTCTCTAGAGGGGGCAAGCCTATTTAATGCAACACGATATACTTCATTAACCATATGAGTAAAAGTTGCATCTGGTGTAGGTAACATGCCGCCACCATCACCAAATGACATATGTGTAATACCTAATTTGGTTCCGTTTTGAATTGACTCTCTAAGTAATGCTAAGCCTTTTTCAGTAAAAAGTGAGTGATATAGTGCTGCCATATTTTTATGCTCTATTTGGGATAAATACTGGTAGTGTCATGCTCATAAAAAGCAAATACCGGATAGATAAGTGAATTTGGATCATCAACTTTTGGATAGATAGTTACGTCATCTCCGCCATAACACCCGCAAGCAACATTAGTTTCTCCATCAACACTAATTACGTTGATTTCGATACCTTTAAGATCTCGTGTTAAGGGTTTCGCATCGTTAAGTAATTCAACTAATGTTTTAGATGTTTTTTCTGTTAGTGCTCTACCATTCGTTTCAATTGTGATTTGGAAAGTTCCCGGTTCATTCATTGGGTTTTCTTGCCACCACTCATGAATAGTTAGCGAATAACCAAAACTTTCCACAATTGAGCGGAGAGCAAAGTTAGTACCTTTATATGTATGGACTTTGATGGAATTCTTGATTTGTGCGCGTTTTAATTCATCTGGCCAATCATCTTGCCAACGATCTACTGAAAATTGCCAAGCAAGAATTGATAAAAAGTCACTAGGGGCATCATCTACACGTATTAATCGAGAGAGATCTGTATCAATTTCAGATATTTTTGATGTTGTTTTAACTAATTTATTTTCAAAATTAGTAGCATTTGGAGGAAGTAAATTCATTATTCATTCCTCACACTAAGTCGGATAGCTGTACAGAATGCTGCTTGAAAGTTCGTAATATGCAGTTCTGTAGTTGGGCTAATGAGTTCTACGCGCTCAACACCAGAAACTTTTAAAATAGAGTAGAGATCGGAGAAAAAAACACCCTTGCCAATACGTTTCGGCTCTTTGGTATAAGAAATAATATTAGCTTGCGCTGCAGATAAAACAGGTTCTGTCTCAGGTACATTTTTAGTGACTAATACAGCTTCAATCTCGTAGTTAATGATTTCTGCTGATTGAACTAAAACTCGGTCTCCAGTTGGCCGTTTGGTATCTGCCGAAACGTAGTCATAGACAATTTTATTAAGTTCTTCTGTTGAAGCATTATTAGATGTATCGCGCTGTAGAATTGTTAAAAGCGCATGAGCTGGAGCTGGCGAACTACATTTAACATCAGCGACTCGACTATCAGCAGAAAGCGTGTGAAATTCATAAGCTGATTCAGGACCTGCAGTACTTAATGCATCTAATTTCTTTTGTATGCGGTAACGAAAATCTTCATCTTCTTCATAAACAGCTGGCGCTGGTGGTGTGATTGAATTATCTGAAGGTGTAATCACTAAACGTTTAACATCAAAATTTGCACCCCAAACATCTAGATCATTACCCTTTGCAAAAGCAAGCTGAGTGGCTAATGCTTTTTCATTGATTTGATTACGAAGAATCATTTCACGATAAGCATTTTCTTGTAAAAGCTTAGTGACCGGTTCGCTTTCACGGCCTAGTGTTTTTCGAACAAGCTCTTGCTCATCCTCTGGATGAAGTGAAATGAAGTATTCTTTACGCTCATTGAAGATATCTTCAAAGTCAAGCACATCAACAAAATTTGGTTTTGGTAAAGAATTAAAGTCAACACTCATAAGGTAGAACCAATTGAAAGGGGGATACTTAAAGAGGCTTGTTTATTGCTGTCGACTAGGCTGCAATCCATATCTAAAAAATATGAACCTTCTTCATTAGTTACTAACGAAACTGAATTGAGAATGATTCTGTCTTCCCAGCGTAAAAGTGCAGTTGCAGTCGCTGCATATAACTGCAGAGTGGCGATTTCATCGAAAGGGGAATCGATTAATTGATAGATCAAAGAACCATATTCTCGGCGCATTATTCTTGTACCAATGGGGGTAGTTAGAATGTCCTGGACAGATTGACGGATATGATCTAATTCAGTTTCAAGCTCTCGGCCATTTTCACGTGACATCATGGTATTGGCTCTCCAGTTGTCCCACCGCTATCACCAAGATGTTTATGATGTAGTTGTGAAATAGAGCCAGCTTTAACGTCACCTTCAGTACTGAAGTCGCCTTTTGAATGGCTACTTCCTTGTACTAGTTGACTACCTTGAACAGTATTATTTCCTGTCATGGCAGTACTGCCATTAATCTGAAGATTTCCATTGATGGTTGTGTCCCCGTTTACGGTTATACCGCCATCAGCAGTTACAATTGCTTTCCCACCTGAAGGTAAAATGGCTGATAATTGATGAGCAGAACTGTCATAAGCAATGATGCAACCGTCAGCAAATACACGTATTTTCTGGTTTAAATCATCTGAAGGAGCGGGATGCTCATTGTTATAAAGACCATAAAAAACCACGCTAGTTGGGCCAATCTCACCGCAAGGTGAAATCACCATAACTTCTTCATCTAAAGAGGGTGGATCCCAAGTCGAGTCATTTCCGGAACGTGCATTAAAAAAGCGAATTTCAGGTGTGAGAATATCGTCAAGATCAACAGTGACAAGAGGGATGGGTTTAGACGGATTTACAGTCTTGATTTTTCCGAACCGAATCAGATTTTCAAGACGACGATTGATGTCAGCATTCATGCCAACACTTTGCGTTAGAGTTTTTTAGTTTTCAGCAATTGGAACTTGTGAAAATGGTTTTCACAAGTTGAGCTATTTAATATTGATATGCTTGATGAATGAGGACTCAACCAAATTAATCTCTTTATCTGTAAAACCTAGCAATTCACGTTTTGGATAAATTATATCTGGAGCAGATCTAGTTGCCCGATCTCTTAATCCATATTGATGTACCTTAGCAATTCGACTGACACGACCAATGAAACCTACGGCAATTGATTCACTATTGCTTAGTACTTTTAGATGAGAGTTAGATTTAATGCGGGAAAACATTTTTCTTTTTATTTTTCCTTTCTGGTCACGTAACCGTGTACGTCTTGCCGTATAAGCTGATCCATCTGGATTTTGTTGCGCTGTAATACGCTGCCGTTGGCTTGTTCGAAGATCTCGTCCAATATTTTTAGCTAGTTTTGCCCTTTCACCTGGGGACAAACGATCTAACAAAGGTTGAAGATAAAGGGCAAGATCCTGAATATTATTCATGGGTTTTTCCCAGGGAAGGGCATATCCAAAGAACGTCCTTGAATATTAGCCGTGCGCCATGTTGCCAGCGTAGATCCATCCTTATCTATTAATTCAAAATCAGTAGGTGGGCCAAACTCAGTATATTGTGGTTCAGTTGGGTATGAGATCTCGAATTTACCTTCAGCATTCTTTTTCACAATGACACGTTCAGTTAAAGGGATTTTAAAATGCAGATCATATTTGCTGTTATCAATGAGTTCAGCTTCAAAAGTAATGGCTTCTTTTACCTTATCTAGATTGGCCATAAGCTCGGATTGATTGTCCATAATCCATGTAAAAAGGACGACTCCAAATACATCTACATCACCAGCATAATCAGTGATGATCATATCTAGCGTATAAGCCATTTCAAAACTATATCCATTTGCTGCAGTACTCATTAATTTACCGTCATTTGCAAAGATGAGTAAACGGTCCGGATCTTGGGGCAGATCCGGAATCGCATTCAGCAAATATTCACGTAAAGCATGGGGCTTTTTCATGCTGCAGTTTTCTCCCCATAAATAGGTTCAAGATGATCCCATTCTTTTTGGAATTTAGCTTGATAGCCAAGTTTTTTATAGTTTTTGCCGTTGTAGAGTGTAAAGACTGTAGACCAATCTTGTTTTTGTAATGCTTCTAATAAGCCTGGTTTCCATTCAATAAACCGGATAAATGCTTCGAGTTGGTGACCTTCGCTAATCTGCTGTTGATCAACAAACTCTTGAACAGATGAATAACCGAGATCCTTCCAATTTTCGCCCATAATTTGGAACTGGCCCCAACTAGTAGATTTCAGGGCAGATTCTTTATGAATATTTATGGCCAAACTTAACCGAGTGTATTCAGCTGCATCACCTTTGTAGCCTCCCGTTAATGTATTGACTAAATTTGGTGTTACTTTTGCCTGATTATTAGCAAATGTTTTACCTAATGCCTGGCTTAAATAAAAATACATTCGATGACGTTCAAATAAAATTTTAGCCTTTCCGTTTTCAAGAAAGCCTACCCCTTGGCCTTCGACAGCTCCAAAAACTCGAATAACTAATTCAGGAACTTTTAAACGTATTGCAGCTTTTTTATAGTCTTCATCTTTTAAAAGTTTACTTACTGAATCACCAGCTAAAGCTTGGCGAGTTTTATCACCGACTTTACCGTCAACTACTAAGCCAAATTTACGCTGGAGTTGAACCACTGCAAATTCAGTACTCTCTCCAAAATGGCCATCAATGGAAAGAGGTTTACCTTTAATACCCTTGTAACCCATTTTAGCTAATTGCTTTTGAAGAGTTGCGACGGCATCACCTTTTGAACCAAATTTTAAAATCATGTCGTACTCCAAATGAGTTTGGCCACATTACCTTTTGTTCGCCAGATGAGCACTGCAAGAAGGATTGCAAAAATGGCATCCCAGAGTGTAACTGGATCCTTAAAAAATAAGATATGCACTGATTGGCCTAAAAAAGCTGCAATCAAAGTTGCTGCAAAGAATGAATAGCCACGGTGGAAATTTCCACCATGACTAAAGGTTGCAATACGAAAACCGCAAATGAGATAAGCTAAAACGGCAACAGCTTGAAATAACAATTCGATCATGACTTGCCACCTCGAAAGATATTAAGAATGTCGGAAAGCTTCGCAGTCTTAACCCAATCAACAACCTTGATTAATATGAATAAACAAAGTGTTGAAGTGATAAGGGCTGCCACTGCATCAGCTTTTAATAATGTATGTTCTGTAATTAATGGTGCACTGATATAACCAATACCAGTGGCCAATAACATATTGCGAATACGTTGGTAAGCATTTAAATCTTTTTCAAATGTTGCAATAAATGCTGCCCCAAGTACTGCACCTAGCAACGCATTACCATTAATAAATGGAAGCAATGACACTGCACTTAAAGTGGCAATGGTTGCTGTAGAAGTTGTTGGTTCTGGCATAAATTCTCTCAATCCCAAAGCTGAATGCTTTGAACTTTATTTTGTGGAGTTGGGATGTCTGGTAATTGAACTTTTGTACCCATTGGAATGAATGGACCAAATTCAGAAAGATGCGGATTGGCTTCTAATACTCGTTCAACTACACCAGTGCTACGGCCGTATTCACGCCAGCAAATAGCGTCAACTGTGTCGTGTTGGATTGCATAGACTTCTTTCATCTAAACTAGTTCCACATTGAGACGACGGACTTTTTTTAAATCACGGATGGCAAAACGCAAATCACGTTTATAGTCGTCAATTGTCGGTGTCAGTTCTTCAGCTTTTTGGCTACCGTTGTTTGTAGTGTCATAAGATCGATAACGTTCACAAAGTTCTGCACCAGCTGCAGCAGCAACCGCACGGAAATACAAAACAGCACCAATAGGTTTTCCATTGACCTGTTTAGTTGTAATTTCCACTAAAGTTGGGGCTTTACTGAGTAAACTTTCCAGTTGTTCATTAACATGAATTACAGCTGCTTCTATAGCTGGAATTAGACGTTGATTAGTAACACTTGAATCAAAACGCAAAACTTCACGGACGTGGTTGCTTGATACCGATGGAAAGAACGGATCACTATTGATTACAACGTCCTGAGTTGAAAAAGTACCGTTTGCAATTAATCCAGACATTTTTATTCTCGGTTAGGTGAGGGGTGGAGATCTGAACCAAAAACAGAACAAAAGAATGTTTGTGCTTGATCAGATCTGCCCCTCGGTGGGTGCTGGGCACTCGTTAAGAAGAAACTCCCTCAAATGCTTGATTGCCAAAATCATCAACAACTGGGGTTCCATCGGCATTGAGTAATGGCTGAGGTGGGTTTTCTTCTAATTGTTTTTTCAGTAAACGTTCAGACTTTTGAAGGTCTTGTTTACCACCACAATTTTCATTGTATTTAATTGCTTCTTTTAGCCACTCGACCGCTTGTGAGTAGATCTCTTTTTGTAAGAACACACGGCCAATTGCGACATAGAGCTTTGCGCGGATCTGATCATGCATGCTGAAGTCAGATGTAATGCTAATGGCTTGCTTTAAAACTGATAAATCAAAAACTTTACCTTCAGCATAAGCAGCTTTTGCAGCATTTCCGATCTCTTCGGCGACAATGGATGCTGTATCACGGCTGAAAGAATCAGGCATTGAAAGACCATGTTTTAAAGCAAATTCAGCAATACGGAGACCATCTTCAAACATGTCTGCATCAAAGCACCAAAGCATAATCGTCGTGACAACATCATCCTTCAGATCAGGAGCACGTTCTTCAATTGAAAGAACACCTTCAACATAAGGCATGTATTTCGGTATCAAATTTGCTTTGTATTGGGCACGTTCAATTTCAGATTTAACGTTACGCAATAAGTTTTGGTCATTTTTTAATTCTGCCAGTTGCAACATATAGACACTGGCATCTTCACGAACACCACCAAATTCATTTTCAGCGTTAGCAGCTGCTTTAGCTGCTAATGCCTGAAGGCGATGTCGTCGAGCTGGACTCAACATAAATCACCCCTTATTGAATTGTGATGTTTTCAACGAGGCCTACTTTCTCGTAGGCTTCAATGACGTAAGCTTCATTTGAAGATTGGTAATCTTCAATGCGGTTCTTACTTGGTTTTTCATTAATGTGACGACGCTTTGCATCTTTCTGATAGTAAATCGAGAGGTTATCAAGCGAAGTAACAAGAAGGGCATTGTCTGGGAAGTGAGGTACACGGATGGCAGGTAAACCACCAATTTGCTTTTGGCCAACCAGGATCTGGCCAGCTAAAACATTCTGGTTATCTGCAGCGTTGTTTACGATTGGGAAGTTTTTATCTGCAAGTAACTGACGGCCACAAATTACGACTAAATCAGTGTCATCTTGATGTACTTCATCAATCAGCTCATTAACAACGTCTTGTACAAGAGCATCAAGATTTTTGTATGCACCTGTAGCTCCAACAGTCACGTCTGCCATTACTCGATCAGCAGCATTTAGACGAATTTTTTCTAACCAACCTACGTTCACATCCTGAAGTTTTGGGTTAGTCGCTCGGTTCGTTGTAGCTGCAGCAGTCTTACCATTAAAGCCGATCATGATGCGATCTAACGCAATAGATTTGGCAATAGCATTTGTCCAACGTGCATGAAAATCTGGGAATACGGCCCATGCATCAAGCTTTTCATAACCAATGGCAACGTCAAAATCAGTTTTGATACATTCATAGTTATCTGCACCGAAACCCGTTGGATCTACTGGGGTACGTTCACCAGAACCTGAAGTATCTGTACGTCCCGCAATTGTTTGGTTTACGGACAAACCAATCGCTTGACCTTTAGGATTAATCACACCAATGACATTGATTTTAGATAAAAATTCGCTAGAAGCTTGAATTTTATCTTCCATCTTTTGAGCTGGAACCGGCGCGACATTAAAAGTATGTGCTACAGATTCAACGCCATTAATTTGGGCCAGTTTTTGAAGGCTGTGATTATATTTAATTCGTGTATCGTTACGCATAAGTTCGCTCGCTAATTAGCAATCAATTTGTTCTGAATAATTGCCTGTATTTTCGGGAGCAGGCGGAGTATCAGGGTGAGGTTCTTGACTCAGCTTTACTTTCAAAGCTTTAAAGTCTTTTTCAAGGGTGGAGTACTTTGTTTTGAACTCTTGGAGTTCTTGTTGAGTTTCACCAAAGGTTTTAGCAATCTGCTCAATTGACTTTGCAACTTCAGTAAATTGGCCTTTGTTTTTCTGGTCCTGTTCTTCTTGTTGTGGCTTTAGCCAATTCATAACAGTATTGAACAGGCCTGTAACTGCCAGCTCTTCTTCAAACTGTAAATCGACTTCTTCAGCAGCAGTGAAAAGGTTGTCTTTGTGCTGCTTTTTAGAAGTAAACGGACTCGCTTCAGGGTTATTTGCCGCAAACTCCATGATTTGCGTACCTAAAGAAGCAGGAGTATCAGTGAATGCAATACCAACTAAATAAGCTTCATTGGTATCTGCAAAGTTGGGATTAACTTCAATTGAGTTAAACAGTTTTTGTTTTCGGCCATGCATCTCAATGAGATTATCGAAGGCTTCAAGCTGAGCATATAAAGCCCATTTCTTTTGACCTGCAATTTCATCTTCTTGGGCTTTCAGTGCGATTACTTTTGCATAATTTCCAAAAGTAGAATCTGGCGAAATACCACGGAAGTGTTCAATGTTTGCCATGGCTGTATAAGTATTCTGGCTATAGTTCTTAGCCATTTGTTGAATCCAAGCTGCTTCAATCTGGCGGCCATCGGTTGTGGCTCCAGCAACTGCAACTCGATAAAACTTGGATTTCTTACTCATGAGGTTTGAATCCTGCTTAATATTTAAATAATTCATAATTTACGTAGTAAGCAGAATCGGAATTAAACCTAAAAGAATCAACGAAGCTCCCTTGTGAAAACTGTTTTCACAAGGTCTTTACAGTGAATCAATAAATTGAAGTTGGCTTAATAAGCCAATGAATACGACAACTGAAAATATACCTCTGACTTTTGATAACCGCCTCTTAGCAAAGTTCTTATACTGGATGGGGTGGCGAATCAGCTCGATTGCAGAATACTTAAAAGAAAAAGACAAAAATGTTCATGCCTGGAAGGCAAGAGATGAATGGGACGAGCAAGCTCCTGAAGGACGTGTTGCACAGGCTTTAGAAGCCCAACTTGTAAAGTTAATTATTCTTGAAAAGAAAACACCGGGTGATTTTAAAGAAATTGATCTGCTCATGCGCCAGTTGGAGCGTATGGCTAAAATCAATAAATATAACAATGGTGGAAATGAAACTGATCTCAACCCAAATTTAAAAAATAGAAATGCAGGTCCACGTAAACCCACTGCTAGAAATGTGCTGACAGAAGAACAAATAGAAAAGCTTCTTGAAGACTTTGACGAGGGCTTATTTGAATATCAAAAAGTTTGGTATCGTGCTCGTGAACAACGGAACCGAGCTTTATTAAAATCACGTCAGATTGGTGCAACTTTCTACTTTGCCCGTGAAGCTTTAATCAAAGCGGTAACAACAAGCCGTAATCAGATTTTTCTATCTGCTTCTAAAGCTCAGGCGCATGGTTTTAAAACATACATTAAGGATTTTGTACTTCAGTCAATTGGCGTAGATCTACAGGGTGATCCAATCACAATCACTCTACCGACCAACGAAACAGTTCAGCTCATTTTCTTAAGTACAAATGCTAAGACGGCCCAAAGTTACCATGGTGATTTGTACTTTGATGAATTCTTTTGGGTACATGGCTTTGCCACACTTAAAAAAGTGGCTTCTGCTATGGCAGCTCAAAAACAATATAAAAAGACTTATTTCTCCACGCCTTCCAGTAAATCACATGAAGCCTATAAGTTCTGGACAGGGGAAGCTTATAACAAAGGCCGAACTAAAGATAAGCAAGTTGAAGTCGATACAAGTCACGAAGCTTTAAGAAATGGCGCTCTTTGTAATGACCAGATGTGGAGACACATCGTCAATATTTATGATGCTGAGCGTCAAGGCTGTGACCTGTTTGATATTGATGAACTCATTGCAGAAAACAGTGCAGAAGAGTTTGCAAACTTATACATGTGTGAGTTTGTTGATGACGGGCAGAGTGTATTCCCTTTAAGCCTTATCCAACCTTGTATGGTCGACTCATGGCAACTTTGGGCCAAAGACTTCAAACCATTAGCAATACGACCATTTGGAAGTAAACAAGTCTGGGTGGGCTATGACCCGGCAGAGTCTGGTGACAGTGCAGGCTTGGTCGTAGTTGCTCCACCCGAACCAACTTACAACAAGTTCCGTTTATTAGAACATCATCAGTTCAAAGGAATGGACTTTGCGAGTCAGGCACTTTTTATCAAGAAAATTTGCCAAAAATATCGGGTGACATATCTCGGCATGGACAAGTCAGGAATGGGTACTGGTATTGCTCAGTTAGTTCTAGATTTCTTTCCAAATCTTACAACCTTTACCTATTCAGTCGATGTCAAAACTCAATTAGTCATGAAGGGCATGGACGTCATAAACAAAGGACGCTTTGAATTTGATGCTGGTTCTACTGAAGTGGCTCAATCTTTAATGGCCATTAAAAAGACCTTAACCGCTTCTCAGAAACAAATGACTTTTGAGGCTTCACGTGCTGAAAACATTGGGCACGCCGATCTAGCTTTTGCCATTTTTCATGCCTTCTTTAATGAACCGTTATCTTTAGAAAATGACGGAAATTCTAAAAAATCCTCTATGGAGATTTACTAAATGTCAGACAGTAAAGTTCAAGCCTTTTCTTTCGGAGATCCAGAGCCGGTTCTTAATAATCATGACTTTTCAGGTTACTTTGAAACTTGGCTAAATGGTCGTTATTTTGAACCACACATTAGCTTGAATGGTCTGGCTAAATCTTTCCGTTCTACACCTTATCTTTCAACGGCCATCATCTATAAAAAGAATCAGCTAGTTTCCTCTTTCAAACCACACAAATTGCTTAGCTCTGCTAACTTTGAACGAATAGTTTTAGACAATTTGGTTTATGGCAATGGTTATTTGCAACGCATTGATAACCGTCTAAAGGACCCACTTCAATTCAAGGGCTTGATTGGCAAATACGTTCGTCGAATGAAAGAAGCTAATCGCTTTCTAATATTAATGAATGGTTTTAATGAACACGAATTTGTAGAGGGTTCAATTTGTCACATTAAGACTTCAGATATAGATCAGGAAATATATGGCTCACCAGAATACTTATCTGCCTTACAGTCTGCATGGTTAAATGAGTCAGCAACTCTTTTTCGTCGTAAGTACTATAACAATGGATCTCATGCAGGTTTCATCCTATACATGACCGATTCAGGAATAGACGATGAAGATGTCGAATCCTTAAAACAAGCCATGAAAGACTCACGTGGTCCAGGAAACTTTAGAAATCTTTTTTTACATGCACCTGGTGGCAAAAAGGATGGATTACAGTTAATTCCTATCAGTGAATTAGCTGCTAAAGATGAATTCCATAATATTAAATCTATTACACGTGATGACATACTTGCATCATTTCGAACACCACCTCAGTTACTTGGCATCATTCCTTCGAATGCAGGAGGTTTTGGTTCAATTAAAGATGCAAGAGAGGCTTATTGGTATAACGAAATTGTTCCGGAGCAGACACGATTTGCTGATACTGTCAATGAGTGGGCAGGGGATAAAATACTGAGTTTTAAAAAATTCGAGGATGTAAATCCAACTTTATAATCGAGTTTTATAAATCTGGGGGCCATGCTCAATACGAACAAGACGTCCAGATTTTTATTCATGAAGCCGAACAATATAGACAAAGCCGAATTAACCTGTCTGCATAAAAAAGAAGTTACTAATAGATTAATTTGGTCATTTTTATTTTCTTCATTCCTAATAGTTCGCAAGCATTAGCTCGCTTCAAAAAATATCGAAGACAGAAAGCAACTAAAAATACCCAGCCAGTATAGAGACTAAATATAAATAAAACGTATAGATTTGAATCTGTATTAGGTGGCTGTTTGAATAATAGACGATAATATTCATATAACACCCATGCAGCTGCAGGTAAGGCCAAAATCCAATAGGTATAGAAGGCTATTGATTTATGTTTTTCTGCTTGTGCTGGGGTTGTGTGATATCCAGTTTTAAAATCAAGAGTTTTTTTATTAGGACAATACTCTAGGACTTTTTTACAACTATCAAATAACCTTACAGCCTTTTTTTCATCTTCATAAGAGCTAAGAATATCAAGAATTTCAATTCGATCTTCTTTAGTAAGTAGCTGTTTTTGAAGATACAAAGCTCTTCTTTTATCAATGTATTTGTTTTTTACATATTCATTAAGACTTCCATGGTTAATTAATTCAGTCACTTCCTTAATCTCTTTATCGATCTTCCATCTTCGAAAGCGAATTAAAATAAACAAATGTTGGAATAATCCTGAATCAAATATTGTTTTATAAACAGTGAATATAATCAAAACAAGAATAATAAAACTACCTACAGTTTCACCAGCATATGTTTTGATAAAGGGAGCAAGACTTTCTAAATTTTTCATTAAAACTCAAAAGGTATTTTTATAATTGCAGAAATGAATTTTAGGATAAGTTTTTAGATTAAATACTTTTCCTAGTCAGGATGGATTATTTATATCATTAATAGGTTTAAAAATTGCCCCACAATGCTTACATTTTTTTGCTTGATGATGAACATCCTCCATACAATCTGGACATTTTGCCCTATCTGTAGGTTGATTATGATTATTTCTATTTAAACGATCTGTCCATCGTGCAATCCGAAAAATAGCAAATACTGCGGCAAGCATTGAGAGAATAGAATAGATAAATAGGAAAAAACCAAATGCATTGAAAAAATTAACAAGAAGATCTCTTACAAGATAAAATTCATTTGTAAAAATCCAATCTTTTTCAAAAAAATGAAGAATTGCAGATGAAGAGTTGTATTTAAGAAAATACATATACAATAAACAGATTACCTGTAAGAAAATGAAATGTACAAATGCCGCATTTACCCGCATATAGGCAGATGGTTTAGTAATATCTTTATTTGCATAAAGAATTTTCTTTAGTCTCTCATCACCAATTGAAAGCCATACGGCATACCCACCTAAAGAGAATCCAAGTAAAGATGGAAGAGCAGTAATTGCATCCTCTATCCATTTTTCATTTAACCAGGTGTGGCTACAAATTAAAGTAATAACAATAGCAATTTTTAGATAAATAGAAGACCACAAGGCTTTCCAGCCCCCATATGCTTTCCAATATATAGATATTGAACTTTCGGTCTTGGTCTCTGATGCCAT